TTGACTTTTTATTGTATTAAGTTTTGCTGTTTTAAAGCTTTTACTACATTACCTGAATTTTCTCTAACTGTTGGGTCTATATACTGAGGGAATAGTAAACCATTTTCAACTATACTCTGATCTTTAGGATTGTATCTTAGCATAATATTAGTTTCATCTGGCACATGTTTCCATACAACATATCTACACGCTCTCCAAGGAGACCTGGAAAAACTTTCTGTTGCAACTGATCCAGATGTAAATAAGGCTAAGTTAACAGGTCTATCTAATTCTGTATATATTCTAGAATCTATCTCTCCTGATCCTGTAAATATAACATTTTTAATTACATACTCGAATCTTTCATTCCATCCAAGTCTTGAAGCTGAGTTATAGAATGATATTCTGTCTCCTACATTTAATGTAAAAGGAAGTATAACTGGATCTAATATAGAAGCTGTCCAGGCAGGATCGGATATTGATTGATAAGTAATTCCATTAGTATAATAGTATGCTAATTCTGAATTGAATACTAGTTGATTTGATTCACTAATATAGTACAAACATGTTTGAGAACTTGTTACAAATGAAGTATAATAAGTAGAAGTAGAGGATCCTGCTCCGCCACCACCACCTGTTCCGGAAGTAGTAAATCCAGTTATTGTAACTGCACAATTAGGCACAGAAACAGTAGGCCAATGACTAGGCGCAGAAAAGTAAGGACTAGATGGACTAGAACTATATCCGCTACCGTTTCCTGTTGAGGTAAGCCCACTTAAATATCCTTGGATATCATAAACTATTGTAGTTCCATTTGAAGAACCAGATAAAATTGCAACACTAATATTCATTGGTCCAGCTGAACAGCCAGAGTATAAATTATTATCTAAATAATTTACTGTATCTATAGTAACATTATAAGGAGGTAAGAAAGTACCTCCAATAAAAGAAGCAGATACATATAGTTGAAAATTACTAGACCCATTACCTAGATCATTTTCGTATGACCACAAACTAACAATCCAGTTAGACGATTGTACCCAAGGATCATCTTCTTGTGGAATTACGCCGCCGCCTCCAGCATTAGCAGTTACAGTAAATTCTACAGGATTAGATAGTTCGTATGTTTGGTATGTTTGTGATCCACTGAGATTATGTAAGATAGGGAGATATCTCCAACCACCTTCATATATTTGTAAGTTAGGATTGTTTACTAACTGCTGAGTATATGGATTTGCTTCATCATAATCAAACAAAGATATATTTGTAGTCTCTTGGGACTTAAATATGTTTTGAACTGTAAATATATTTTTATTCGCTTTAGTAAGATCAAGTACATTTTGATTATTATCTATAATATACTTTATTTGAGCATTAGATCTATTAGGTAATAATAAAGAAGATGAGTATATGTCTACAAGATACGCGTACTGATATTTTATCTTATCAATAGCAGCTGTATCTCCATATGAAATATTAGACGGACTTTCTGTATTATACTCACTACTAACTGTTTGTGATCCTCTATATCTTGGTATAACAGACCTTTCTAAATTGTAATTATAATCTTGAACTTGAGCATATGGACTGTTAGGATTTGTATATGTTGCGTAATTATTTATTTGTGCATTATTAATAGACTGCGTTACTATTCCATAGTTAACTGGAAGTAACTGATCAGAATTATAATCCAAATCAAATAATTCAATAGACCTTACAGATGAAGTTACATTTTGATATAATGCTCCTAAATTCACTTCAATAAAACCTGAACCAGTTCCTGGCAAGTTAGATGCTTCTTTTTGGTTTAAAGCATCACCATTAGTAACTACTATTTCAGAGCCGCTAAATTCACCATTATATAGTTCTATATTTTGTGAGCTAGTATAAGAAGCCATTCCTAAAGGAGTAACAACAAAGCCATCCCAATAAGTAGAACCTGATATAGCTCCGCCATCTCCTGCATCTATTGTTAAGATATCAATAGACTGAGAGTAATCATTAAAAGTCACTATAGGTTCATGTCTTGCGTATTTATTCCTCTCTAACATATGAGATTTAACTATAATACCTGTAGAGAGATTAGCTCTAGCTGGTACAAAGTCTTTAATCGTTTTGAAAAGAGAGTTGTTATAAAACTTGATAAGTCTTATATATTCCCATATACTATGAGGTTCAGTATATGTAGAGAAATACGCATTTGATGCACTTACTAAAGGTTGGTAAGATTGAGAATACTGATACCCTGGAGATCCTATTAATTGATTTATATCGAAGTATCCTTGAGAAGCACTTATATTAGCATTAATTGTATCAGATGGTGAGAATCCTACTTCTATATCTGTAGTATTAACTCTATTATTATTCTGATAGTATTGTATACTTGTAAATGGAGAAAGTAAAGAAGACGATAAAGTTAAACTACCAGTAACGTCTCCATTACTTCCTGTTGCAATTGAAATTTTATATTCTGATGAATCTAGATCAAAAATCCCATCTACAGAATTGATAGGGTTACCACCAAATTCCCTAACAGTTAATATACTTTCTGGTATACCATATGTAGATATCAATGCCTTAACACCTCTTTCTGTTCCTTTTGTTTTTAACAAATAAGGTAAGTTATGATATAATCTTTTGTATAACTCGTCTTGTATAGTCTGGGCAGGCAGAGTAGTTAAACTTGAAGTAACGTAATTAGTAATAATCTCTGAACCTGTTGGAGGAAGTAGGGACCCATCTGGATTGATTCCAAACAATGTATAATAGAGGTTATCAGATACGTTTGAGTTTGTATATAACTGAATACCAAAGCCGCGTAATGCGTCAGATACGAGGTCTAATGATATACCGGTATCTGGATTATTAGTTGCATTATATCTGTTAGATACATCTTTATAGTATATCCATATGTTGTCAAAATGTTGTCCAATCATGTCAATAAAAGTGACATACGGTTGGTTATTTGGATCATCAAGTAGATACTGAGGTATTACATTTCTAAGAGCGTCTTTATTAGTTGAATCATAATAAGATGCACTAAATAACAATGATTGCGTGGTAGCTGTTGGAATTGTGTTATCGCCTCCTAAGAAGTTACTTGCTTGAGAAGAGGATACAGAATATAAAGTATACGGTTGTGTAGTAGTTCTTTTTGGCCAAGCCCAACTAGATGAATTAAAATATAGATAGTATTCGTATATATCAAAATTCCTGATAATATTATCTATAGATTTTTGAATAGAACTTACTGTAGAAGAAACAATTTGGGCACTACCAGATCCGCCTATAATAGCTTGTTGGGTTGCCAAATCATAACTGCTAGACTCTATTAATTGTAGTTTGTATACAAAGTTTCTAACTCTTTCTTCTGCATTAGAGAAGTGAATGAAGTTAGAGAAGTTAGTATAATCTACGTTTATATCTACAGACTTATCTTGATAATAGCTAGATAGTTTTTGAAAAGATGAACTTATAGGACTAGCTATTAAGTTGTTATAGTTATAGTATGGCGTAGTTTGTCCATTCTTTGTATTAATACGAACATTATAGTTTGGTCCACGAAGCCCATTAAGATCTTGTTGAGGATCTACTTGTACTTGAATATCAACATCAAAGCTAACAGATTCAGCTACTTTATCTACAATCCATAACTGGGTTTTGATATCAAAGTCTGTAGGAAGAGGTTCGTATAGTTTAATAAGTAAGTATACACCCTCTTCATCTTCTGTTAACGCAATGTTATTAGCAGTTAAAACTGTATTATTTCCAAAATTCAGATAGAATATTGGGTAGTAGTTTTTAGTAGATATATAAGCCTGATATTGGGTAAAACCATCTCTTATAACTGAGTCTGGTAATACTTGGGACGACAGCTTAATTTCTCTTCTAGTTTGAGAGATTTCTTTTATCCAATACTGTGTTCCAAATTGCGAGTTAAGTAACTTTTTGTAGAAGTTATATTGTACTGTTAAATTCCCTCTATTAAATCCTCTACTACGAAGATCTTTTTCTGGTTCTAGAGTTAAAGCCGAGTATGTATCGTTCTTTGGATTGTTTAATAGAAATGGATAATAATCAAAAGCGTCATAATCTGCTGTTAACAACTGTCCTTGCTGATCATATATGTATAACTCTATATAGTCATCAGTAGCACCAAAACTAGAGTTAATGAAATTAGATGTAACTAACGACTTATCTAGAGGCGTTAATTCTACAGGCTGCTTTCCTTCACCAGAGTATACTATGTTAACTAATTCCATTATATTAAACTATTAATATCTGTAAACGATTGATTCAAATCTAACAATTGTTGACGAAGCGAGTTAATCTCTTCAATGAGTGCTTGTTTTTCTGCATCTATAACTGATCCTCCGATATATTGCTGGCTTTGTTCAACAAGATATGTATGAGAGTTAATAGATCCAGATACAGATATTTCAAAGAAGAGATCTTGATAATATTGAAAAAACTGGTCAACAGTAACTGTAGGAGCCGTTTCTACAACTTGAGGTTGTAATAACTCTTCAAATTGAGTATCAACAGCTTTTGTGTACGTGTTTATACCATATATCTCTTTAACAAGATCTATATTCGCCATTATCTAACTACTTTAAAAATGAGATTATTATCTATTTCATAAGACTCACCATCAGACAAATCTGTTTTGATAAGTATTTTATAATATCTTTCTGGTTCTAAACCATTCATATACATGTTAAAATAACTGCTTGTACCATCACAGCTTATCTTTGTATACGTATCGTCAAAGTTTATAACCATATCCTCTGTTTTTGCATCTTGGACTGCCCAATATGAAGTTTGTGGAAGTGCTTTATTAACTGTATACAACGATGCTGTAGTAAACGTTCTTACTGGGTATTGGTCTCTGGCATTTATCCTAAACTTATATTTATCTGTTCCGTATTTATACACACTAGTATTATTGGCTAAAGTTACTACAGTATTAGAACTGTTAATAACACTAAGGCTGCCTGTAGAATACGAGCTATCATCCCACTTCATTTCAATTGTAGGAGGATATATTGTATGAGTATCAACTGAGAAGAAACTTAGAGCAATATAAGTATTTGAATTGTTCTCTATACTTTGAGGATGCTTAATTATAAAACCAGCATTATTAGATCCGCTAAACCATGAATTAACTATAGGTGTAACATTAACATCTACATCTTTATTCACATTATATTCAAAAGACTGGCTTACAAAAGAACCGTACCAGTTACCTCCACCAGGAGTTAAATAGTATGATGCATTAGGCCAATTACTAGATGCTGAAATAAATGATCCTGTATTATACCAACACACACCATTTCTTGTTTGCGGGTTATCGATTAATTTACCTGTTCCCATTGACCAAGAAGAGGATACAGCCGCGACCTCTAAATTATATGTGGTAGTTAAGTTTTCTGCATTTGCTAAGTATAATCTTAGATTTGTTTGCCACGAACCTGTTCTAAATGTTTTTATTTTATTTAAATCTGTTTGACTAAATAAAATAACAGACCTTCTAATATCATCTTGCAATAATGGTTCAGATGGTACAGGATCGACAAAAAAGTTAAGAGGTTGAGAACTATTTTTTACACTAACCTCTAATATTTCATCTAAACCTGTGTTTCTAGCAGGTTGGTTAGAATATAACGAAGCGTCAGCAGATGCAAATATTTTATATACGGCCATTTTTATACTTTTATATTGTTACTACACGACCTTGAATATCTTGATTTAAATACTTTATTTCAAATATAGAAGGATCTAGTGAAGGATATATTACACCATTTAGCGTACCTGCTGAAATGTCGTAGGAATACTTAGAGTATCCATTTTCTTCACCTGTTTTATTTACGATGTTTACTTTTTTTACAGTTTGAACACCTTCTACTTGATCTAGTATTGAATAAACATCTCCTAGTATGATAGGTTCATTAATCTGCCAGTTGTCTATATTAAAATAATCTTGAAGAGCTAATATAGACCTAGCAATAACATCTTGACTCGTATAGTTTGGTCTTATGATGATTTCAAAATCACAACCTATATTGATAATATATCCAGGTTTAATATTGATAGAATCAGTCAACATTCTATAATCTTTAAGATACGTTTGTATATTCTGAAGTATAGCTGGAGAAGGTACATCTAATTGTCCTTGGCTATTTAGTCCTAGAATGTATAAACTAATTAATAAAGAGTCTCTCTGACCTGGATCTTGATCCATATAATTCTTGAAAGTAGCATCATCTTTTGTTATATATGCTTTGCTCACTTTACCATATTGAGCAGGCATAGAAAGAGTTCTCGCTAAATAATCTTGTTGTGTAACAGCACGAAGTTGCGTTGGGAATTCTGCTGCTATATTAAACCTTAACTCTTCAACAGATTCTCCATCTCCACCACCAGCAGCTGGTTCTGTATTATTTATAACTATAGTGTTTTGATATGTGGTATTACCAGATACTGAGTATGAAACTATTTCTGTAAGCTGACCTGATAATACATTTGCTTTTGCACCGCCACCTACAAGATATTGAAATGTTATAGATGTATTCTTTGGAGCTAGACCATAAGTTTGTGTGGTTACAAAGTTAGTAGGATCAAATGAACTAGACAAAGTGCTCAATCCACCACCAGTTAAACCAACGCTCACCGTATTAGGGTTAGGTATTACAGCGGTATCAGCTACAGAATTTATACCTGCGCCAAATTCTATGTCTAAAGATCCATCAACTTTAAACCTTGAAACAAACCTTCTAGGCACTATTAGTTTTTGAATCATGTATGGTACTTGATTCTGATACTGATATAAACTAGGATAGTTAGCAGCAGTATTTTGTACAGGTTTTAGAATATAATCTTGAGCCAGATACGGTACTTCATACCATGTATTACCATTAGAATCTTTAGATTCAAGAATTGTTATGATAGAATTGTCTTGTAAATTAACTGTAGTAAATCTTTCAGCAGCACCAAAAGAGAACGTTTGTGTTTTAACCTGTCCTGATAATGCTTGAACACTCTTTTTTAAGAGGTAAGATGTAGGAACATTTGATCCATTAATAGTATATACTTCTACAGTAGTTGGATCGTATGAAGAAGATGTTGTAAAGTCTACCTTTTGTGGTACGTAGAACAATACTGAGCTATCTACATTAGATTTAACTTGCATGCCTTGATCTATAATCATAGCATATGAAAAATCTGGTATAGTACTTCCGCTAATAGTTAGAGAGGGAACTTGTTGATATACATCCAATACAACTGTTGCAGCAGATGTAACTTTTGGTCTATAACCTAACATGTAAGCCATAGAGTACAAGTTACCTTTTTGCTTAGAGTATTCTAAGAATGTTTCTTGAATCTGATTATCTAAATAGAATGATAAAACATCTCCTACATAAGAAGCCATTTCAATAAACATACTACCAGGTGAAGCCTGGTTGAAGTCGTTATATACTGTAGGATAGTATGATTTTGCATACTCTATCAAGTCAGACTTGAATGAAGTAAAGTCTTTATTAAGGTATTTTATGTCTACTTGATTCGGCATCTTTAGAAGTTTTGTATAGTCATTGTTACAGAGTCATTCTCATTTGATCTTAATAGGCGGTAACTAAATTGTATATTTATAGAATTGTAGTCAGGATTTCCTATAATGTCTAAGTTAACAATCTGCACATTTGGAAAGTTAGCTTCTATCTGAGTCCTGATCGATTCTTTGATATCATCAAATGTAACCTGATTTATTGGTTCAAATAGTCTTGCTCTAAGACCCGCTCCAAAAGTGGGATTAAATGGCCTCTCTCTTGGGTCTGTTAATAAGAAGTTGATCAAGTTATACTTAGTCTGATCCTTTGTAGTATACACGGTAGAAAATACGTTATCAGCATCAAAAGGAATTTTAACTCCTACTCCAATTGATGGTTTTAAGTCTACTACTGATATTTTCTTTAACCCGTATGCCATTAGATTTCACCCCTCTCTTTAAGTTTGCCCATTAAAGCACTAAAGTCTGGAACCTCATTAATTTGAACTGCGTTTATATTTGAGCTAGGTCTAGCTGTCCCTAGCATTCCTCCTACAGAACCTACAGACACTTCGTTAGGCTGGAAAGCCATAGCTGGATGAACGTCTGCTGAAGTCATAGAGAAGTCTTCATTTATCATATTTTTGGCGGTATCATTTAAGAACGCTGCCATAGGATTGTTAGACGTAAACTTTATTTGAGGTTTACTTGCATGAGTGTTCAATGTTCCTGGGATTTTAGCTTTTATCTCTTCTTGCAATGATTTTTTGCCATCCTTTATTACAGGGGCTTGGTTTTCCTTTAATATTTTAGGAAGCTCCTCTTTAAGGACGGCTTTTAATTCCTCACGAATTAACTTTCTTAATGCATCTATTTGTGCCATATCTTATAAATATTTTATACTGGGTATTTTATCCTTGTCTTAATTGCTGGATCTTCTTTTCCGCATCTTTTATTTTTTGGGTCCTGTCTCTTAAAATAGCTAAGCCAGCAACTCCCTGTGCTGCAGACACCGCCACTTCTTTTTTCCAACCAGAAATACTATCTTCTAGATTTTGTATCTCTAGCTTGTTAATTTGAGACTCTTGTTGTTTTATCAGTCCAGATGAGAACTTTCCTCCTGGATCTGTTGATTTTAAATTATTTCCTAGCTGACTTGCACTTTTTACCATTTTATCTCGAACCCTTTTTCTTAAGGCCCTGCCACCAGGAAGGTTATTTATAAATGTACCTATACCTAATTCAGAATCTTGTTGCTCTATAGTTTCTATATCTGATAGGCTTAATTCTATATTGTCTAAACCTATTTCATCCTCTCCTAAAAATTTGGCTGCCTCTAGTACAGTAACTTGTTCCTCTGATGATAGGCTTGATAAATTAGATGAAACTAGGCCTTTAGATACTAATAGGGATTTTACTTCATTTATTATGATCAAATCAAGTGAAGCAAATGTAGGAGTGGATTGAACTACGATATATCCATTTAAATCTCTAGCGATTCCATATCTTCTCCTTAAATTAATTCCTTCATCAACTACTTGCTCAGTAACAATTTTGATAACGTATTTCCCAAATTGACTTTCCGATTTTGTTTGTTGATCATTATATTGATTCAAAAAGTTACCTAACTTAACAGATGTGTTTGTTAGATTGTTAATCGAATCATTTATTTCATTAAGTAAATCTACATTTTTATTAGGGCAGCTGTCTAGATTAAGTTGTATTAATTTTAATCTGTCTATAATATTTTGAATTGAGGCATATAAACTAGTAACAACTATTGCTGTTAAATTTAAGACTGCTGATATTTGTTCTAATCTAAGTATTAATTTTTTTTGACCTTTTTCCTTTATTTTATCTTGTAATATATCAGAGAACTTATTTGTTATACCTATAGTAGTGGTCATATTAGGTATAGGTAGGGCTATAAAGAAAGAGCTTACTACATTAAAAATTTTGATTAATAATATGCACACTTTTGTTATAACCTGGAGTGTGTTAATAAAGCCTAATACCTTTTGGGCTATACTATTAATTGTATTAACAGTTTTAATTATGCTTTTTAATATTGTTGCCGCCTTTTGTGGTTGTAATATAAGACTAGATATATCTGATAATTCTTTTTGAATAGCACCATTTAATGAGCTATCAATCAATCCTATTGCATTTTTTGGATTGTTTAAACCTTGAATTATAATGGCATATTGTCTTACACTATCTACTAGGCTAACAATCTTTTGTATTTCTTGAACTGATACTTGCCTAAGATCTGTATATCTATTAAATACGCCAACAGCATTTTGAAGGAAGTTACTAGCTGTGGATACTTGAGGAAAATTCTCTCTTATTAAAGGGTCGTTTAATCCAGTATTTGTATTAGAGATAACAGTTGTCAGAGTTGCATTAATCTGCTGCAATAATAAAAGAAGACCAATCCTACTTTGAGGATTGTTTGTATCTACATACTCTCTATAATACTGATCGATAAATTGCTGGGTATCGAAAGCCTTTTTCTGTAATTCCCATTTTTTTCTAGCTACAACATCTGTTGATTCAGGAGGATTATTTGGATCAAATAATTTACCGTCTGGTAGGTTATTTAAGGAATAGTTTAGAATGTTACAAAAGTCAATTGAGGCTATACCTTCTAATAGATTAATAATACCTTTATCTAATAGTCTTCTTATTAAATTAGTGTTTTCTTTACCAGATGTGAATTTACCATATAATATTTGATTAATATTACCTTGGATTTTCATCATGAATCTAGCAACAACTCCGATTGCTTTTTCTAAGCCTACAGCCGAGGTTGTATTGATATTGAGTTTATCATTACCAAACTTAACCCACCCTTTGTTAAATTTGTCTAATCCAACTTTATTTATAGCTTGGATATTCTTTACTGACTCAGGACTTAATGTAAATGTAGATGCCATGATTATCTAGTAAAAGTGTTTTTAGATAATATCTCAGAAGTGCCTGGTTGTAATTGGCCTTTTAATGCATTAACTTGAGAAGACAGATATGTCCCTGCTTGACTTATATATTGTGCTGTTTGCCCTGGTTTAGAGGTTGAAGCCTGTGCTAATTGTATAGCAACAGCATCCAAAGCTTCTAATAAAGCTATCAGCTTTTGATTCAACGTATTTCCTAATACCACAGGTTCACCAAGATTCTGTGCTTTATTTCCTAACTCTATAACCGGGGCAGCAACAACTACTTTATTTACTGCATCTAAATTAATTGTATTTGTAGAAGACAATCCTACAGCTTGTTTTCCAAATAAAAAGATAGCGTCATTCTTAGCATGAAGAGTTACTCTATCACTAGTCAAGATAAGTTGATTGCCTTTATATGGAAATACTGGTTTATACATTATCCTATATTTGCGTTATCTTGTTCAGTAGGTGAAAGAATTTCATTAGACAAAGGAGGAGTAACCGTTCTTACAACTGGTTGAGATATAGATGTAATAGGAGTGTCGAATGAGTTGAGAGGAAAATTGTTTACGTCTTCTAAGAATATCTCTTGAGTTGATGTCATATAGATAGCCGACCCATCTTTATTTATATTTTCAACTGCGGTGTTAAATTTAAATGCTTGATTTGCCTCTGCCTGGCTATTTATTATGATAGTAATAGGATCTCCATTTTTACCAGAGTTTGACCAAGTATTATCTTGCTTCATAACCGGAACTGTGGATCCAAATCTTACAGATTGACCAAAACGTCCTTGAATTATAGTATCACCTTCAAAAGGTTGTAGGTTTCTTACCTGCTGATTCTCTTGGAAAGTATAACCTAAAGGTAACGATGCATCAGTAACGGCATTACCAGAATATCCTTGTATATTATTATACTGTTTAAGAAAGTCGGAATACTCTCCCATATTTGGGAAGGCTCCATGATTAGACCTATTCCATAAACTGTATGGAGGGAAGTAGAAAAACTGCTGATTAGAAGCTCTGTCGTTTAGTTTCTCTGATGGTCCTGCTATAATAAGAACTATTTCATTAACTACAGGGTATTGCCTAATAAAATTGAAGATAGGCCAAGCAGGTTCAGATACTTCTTGAGACTTAGATGTACCTAAAGTAGAATACAATATCTCGTATTTTATCTTTCCTATGTCTACAGGACTTCCATAATCTGGATCTACCTCTTTAGTATTACCTTTATACGGACCTAATATAATAGACTTAACCCTTCCAATCTGAAAGTATTGCCCACCAGTTTGACCGGCATTTGCATCAAAATTTGGTCCAAAGATATATCCATTAGCCATTATGCTTGAGGTAGTTGTTTAGGATCTTTTATTTTAATATTGCTTACTTCAGAAAACAACTGCTCAATATCCTTTTCTGTAAGGACGCCAGAATCCTCAGTATCACCTTTTTTAGATTCAGCAGCTGCCTTTTGGAAAAGGGCAAGAAGTTTCATCAATACCTCATCATTCTTAAGGCTAGAATCCATAAACCCCTTTAAAAGAGGCACAATAACAATAGCGTCTCCAGGAGTTTCGATCATATCAGCAAGCCTCATGATCTCCTGTTTTATAGATGAGTCTTGATTCTTATGCTTATTATACACCTCTTCAACTAGATCTGCAACGGTCTTTCCTTTGAATATTTCCTTATCAAGTTCCATGACTTTTTAGAATAAATATTAATAGTCACTATTTTCTAAATAGTTGTCAAGGATGGTCTTATAGATAGTTTTTAGCTTTTTAATCACTTTGGTGATAGTATTAGACTGTGTATCAGTCATCTCTTTAACATATATAAAGACAGCCTTCTTATTGAAAATATCTATATTTTCCCTCTTCTTGAATATCTCCAGAATGGCGTCAGCAACCTTTATATCCTCAGGTTTGTCAAATAGCTCGAACAGATTGTCATCTACATATTTGATAAAAAGCTCGACTATATCTAGCTTATCTAGCTCTGGTTCTGGCTCTTTAACAATGATGCTATTTACAAGGGCATTGTCGTCTTGTTGTTCACCAATTTCTGTTTTAGATACAAGCTTCTTGTAATTCTTTTGGTTATATATTATCAAATACCTTTTGGCAATTGTACCAAAATAAGAATAAGCTTTACCTTTAGATTGATTATACAGATCTATCTTTTGTAATAGAAATGAAATTACTTCATACTTTAGATCCTCTATATTTTCAACTTCTGTATAGTAAAATTTGAAGGTGTGAATAATGTTCTCTACTAGCTTGTAAAAGCCATAGTGTATTCTTTCATTATAGATTTTATTTCTTTTGGCTTGATTAGGTGTATTCCGATACTCTAAAATAGCCTCTTCTGTTTCTATAGTAAAGTAGTTATTCTTTGTCTTTGGCTTACGTTTTCTTGGTTCGCCTTTCTTGGTAAGAAGAACCTCTTCCTCTTTTTCTAAAATATCTACCATTTTACTGTTCTATAAAGTTATTGATGGAACCTTGCATTTGCTTAACATTTTCCATCAGACTTAAGAATTCTGGATCTGATTGAACCCACAACTTAGAATCAATTTGATTTGCGCATTCGTTAATTTCTTTCATACACCCTTTTACGCCATCAATAAATGATTGTTGATTAACTACCATTTTTTCTAATTTCCTATTTTTTGTATATAGATTGAAAATAACCCAACCTACTACAGTTGCAATCCATAAAGATATTGCTATAATTGTTGTTATCATATTATAATTTTTATTATTCGACTTTACTAGCCATCAAATCAGCTTGGTGTAAAATATAAACTATGTTTGATTTTAGTTCTGTATCTTTATTATATGTCATGAAGTACGGTTTATTTCCTTCTTCATATAATCCATCATGAAGCTTAATAGCTAGATATTCATTTTCTGTAACCTCTATGCCTTGTTGCTGAAGATAAAATAGACTACGATCTGATATTCTCATATGAGTAATATTGGAATTATACTTATATAAAGCACCTTGTTTTTCAATATGCCACTGAGAATCGTTTGGTACATAAAATGGTTGCTCTTTAGTTCCTAACTTACCAAGATCGTGGTTAATGGCTGAGAAAACTAATTCTTCAGTTGTATAGTTTTTTTTCTGGCCAAACTTATCCCAAACCTTTTCAAGTACTAAACTAGCTTCAATAACTCTTACTACGTGATCAACATAACCTCCAGGAAAACAATTATGGTGATCCAACTTAGTAGAAGCAGGAGCTAAAGCCAAAACTTCTTCTAATGACTTATAAAAGTCAAGTAGCTTGTCTTTCCTATCTCCAGTAACATACTTATTAATCAGTTCATAGAACCTATTTAGATTCTGTTGAATCTGTTCAGCAGATAACTCTTTCATAACTTATTATTATTTTATTGTTCAGATTCACTATTAACAAGAACTTCTATCTCTTGCAGTTTAGCTCTAATTCTGTCCATTTGAGCTCTTAGCTCATCAATAGATCTTCCAGTTGATAATAAGGCTTCTTGACCGTTAAGGAAGTTATTTAGTTCAAATATCTTTCTTAGTATTAATTGTTTATATTTCATAATGCTAATTTACAACTTTATTACGTACTCTATCAATTTATCTATAGAGTAGAATGCTTTTCCTACTATTGTATTATTATAGTTTAGATTTTTACCTACATCGGCATAATTATCGGTAACAAATATAATTTCGTCTATTATTGTTTTAGTTCTCATTTTTAATACTATAGGATACGTAGAGCATCCTATAAGATCTTCTATAGAGTCACAAATTATATTATCGGATTTACAAATTTCGTAGTCATAATGAATATAATTCTTACCTAACTCTTTTTTTAATTTATCACAACGTCTACAACCTTCTAGTAATAACAATTTAATCTTGTTCATAAAATTCTTTATCTATTTTTTTCATAATATAATACCAAGCTTTTTTTTCTTCTTCATCCATAGTATCATATGACATTGATAGGTATATATATAAAGCTTCTAATTGCTCTTCCGTTATTTTGCTATCATCTATTTTAATATCTTCTAGATTCATACAATAGGCTAGTTTAAAGGTATTTAGCCTTTATTTAGAGTGTAATTGACTTTGTTGTTCATTAACAGTTTATATTTAGAACCCTTTAGCGGACTAAACCGTCGGATATGGCCGATATTATTCTAAAATTTATCTGTCAACTATGTTTGTATACCTGAAGCATTGTACTTAGTCTTAGCTCCTGGTAGCCGCGTTGTTTACTCATTCTAAAACTCACTCATGGAATTTAACCAAGCTATGGCATAGAGCCTGAGTACATGGCATTAGTATACAACTAATATACAACAAATTATTGAAACAGAAAAATCTTTTTTAATAAATATTTTTTTATGTCGTTTTTTTGTCTTATATTTATGTAATGGATAAAGAAATGCTCGTTTTAGGTTTATTGGAAACAGTACTTGGAAAAGGCAAAGGTTCTAAAACAACTATGGACTACGCCTTTTATTGTCCAATATGTAAGCACCACAATCCTAAACTCATAGTTAATATAAAGTCTGGTCAATATAATTGTTGGACTTGTCATCCTGCCACTAAAGGTAAAACACCGGTATCACTTTTAAAGAAAGTAGACGCTCCTACAGAGAAGATACTCGAGATGAAGAATTACTTTCAAGGAGATAATACTAAGATTGATTCCGTTAAACCAAATAAGGTAACCCTACCAGAAGAGTTTATTTCTTTATTTAATCCAGACAAATCACTTGAATGTAGACATGCTCTTGCATATTTAAAAAAAAGAAACATTTCTATTCAAGAGATACAGAAATACAATATAGGTTATTGTAAAGCAGGAAGGTATAGAAATAGAATTATAGTTCCTTCATACGATAAAGACGGTAATGTCAACTATTTTATAGCTAGATCATTTGAACCAGATCCAAGCCGTAAATACGATGCACCTAGTTGCAATAAAACAGAACTTATTGGTCTAGAGTACTTTGTTAATTGGTCTGTTCCTATAATATTATGTGAAGGTATATTTGATGCAATCGCTATTCGTAGAAATGCTGTACCTTTATTTGGTAAGACTATTCCTAAATCACTCATGTTAAAATTAGTAGAATCTGAAGTAAAAACTATATATTTGGCATTAGACAAAGATGCTTTAAAAGAAGCATTAGATTATTCACAAAACCTTCTCAATCATGGGAAGGAAGTATACTTAATTGAACTAGAAGGGAAAGATCCTTCTGAACTTGGTTTTGAAAACATGACTAAGTTACTACATCATGCGAAGCCACTATCATTTAGTGATCTACTTCTCAAGAAAATACAACTAATATGATCGAGCAAAATAAGAACATACACAGAGACAAGTTCTTAAGAAGAATTGTAGAAACAGATCCTGAACTAAGACAAATCACATTGCATGATTCAAGATTCTATCAAAGATCTCCAGGGGTTTTTTACCCGTCAGTCACTACTATCCTTAGCTATTTCCCTAAAGGATACTTCTTTGAAACTTGGCTTAAAGATATGGGGCACAATGCTGATATTGTTATGCGCCGCGCTGGTGATGAGGGAACTCAGGTCCATACAGCAGTCGAAAAATTCTTACGAGGTGAGGAGATCAGGTGGATCGAATCAGATGGCAAGGTAAACTATCATACCCACGTATGGAAGATGATCCTTGGCTTTACAGATTTTTGGACAACTTATAAACCTACGCTTCTTTTATCGGAAGAGTTTATGTATTCTGATACTCATAAGTATTCTGGAACCTTAGACCTTTTAGTTGATATAAATGGAGAGAAGTGGCTATTAGATATCAAAACATCAAACTCAGTTCATGAAAGCTACTACTTACAAATGGCAGCCTACACTAAAGCCTATGAAGAAAAATACCTCCAAAAAGTGGATCGTAACGGTATCATATGGCTTAAATCTACAAAACGAGGTCCGGACAAAAGTGGCAAAAAAATGCAAGGAGCCGGTTGGGAAATAATTGAAGGCAAGAAGACTGTAGACGAGTACTTTGATATGTTCATACATACATATGAGACATACAAGATCATGCATCCGGAAACTGATATAGAACTGCTCACTCTTCCGAATACTGTTAAACTTGGTAATTAATATTTATTAGTAGTATGATAAAGCTACTAGACTTATTATTGGAAGCCAAATTCGACAAAAAGGCTATTATAATGGCCGGCGGTGCCGGTGCTGGCAAATCCACTTTTGTTAGACAGATCAAACCAGACCTACAAAAATATGACTGGGTAGAACTTAATGCAGATAAATATGTGGAGGACAAAGACAGTCCTATGTATAACAATCTGGCAAAGGCATCTATTCAGATTGATAAGCAAGACCTTCCTAATGCCATAAAATCAGGAAATAACTTCTTGTACGATACTACCGCAACTAATGTTGACCGGATATCTGGTATTAAAAATGATGGATATGATGTAATGATGGTCATGGTATATACTAATCCTATTGTTAGCTTCCTTCGTAACTTTAAAAGAGAGAGAAGGGTGCCAACGGTAGGAGTTCTTTCTAGTTGGAACAATGTATACAAGAACATTGAGACATATAAGAAAATGTTTGGAGATCAATTCTATTTGGTACAAACAGGCGGTTCTGATGAAGAGACGAAGATGGTAGGTGAATTTGAAAATGCCTATAAGTCTGGCAAGTTAAAAGAGTTCTTTGAGCAGCTTTTATCATCAGGACAGTTTAAGTCTACTTTTAAAAAGGACCCTACCAAGCAAAAGACTCCTGAAGAGATAGCCAAGTCTAAAGCTTTAGTAGATAAGCAAATCGATATATTATCTGACCAGTTTGGAGATATAGAGAAGCAGGTTTCGCAACTAAAATCACAAGACATTTCTAGTGTTGTTAGCAAAGCAAAATCATTTATTAAATCATGATAGACGTAGAAAAAATAGGTAGGCAAGTAGTAGAAGACTTATTAAGAGAGGCGTCTCCTGATGTAGGACCTTGCTTTTACCCTGGTAAATTTAAGCCACCTCACAAAGGACATTTTGAAGCAGCAAAGTATTTAGCATCCAAGCCTTATATCAATAAGGTTTATGTTATTATATCTAATGTAACTAAGTATGGTATCACTCCTGAAGACTCTCTTTATATATGGCAAGAGTATCTTAAAGCAGAGCCTAATCCTAAAATATCAGTTAGTATATCTAAAGAATCAACTCCTATAAAAGACATTTTTACTTTTATGGCAGAGAATCCAGATGTTGACCCAATCTACGTTGCAGGCGGAGCTGAAGAAGTTGAAGGCATAGGTTACTTTGATTCAATACAAAAAAGGTTCCCTAACAGAGTTAGAAAAGAAGTAATACCAAATCAGTTTGGTAGAATCAGTGCCACTCAAATGAGAGCAGCCATTAAGACAGGTAACTTTGAGGAGTTTGCTAAATTTATACCTGATTCTGCTTACAATAAAGGAGCGGCTAAAGATATATTTGGTAGACTATTGAAAATATTAAAATGACACTCGAACAAAGAAATAATATAATAGAAGAGTTTATACAGTTTTGTAAATTGAAACTAGATATAAATCAACTACCACAAATAGGGTTTACAAACGATCGTGATTGGGCTGTAGATAGAAAAAGCTTTGGACAGTATAATCCAGACTCTGGTAATATAGAAGTGTATACAGGCAATCGTAATTTAGCTGATATACTTAGAACATTAGGTCATGAGCTAGTTCACCATAGACAAAGAGAGCTCAATATGATAAAACCAGATTCTGGTAAGACTGGTTCACATATAGAAAATCAAGCTAATTCTCTAGCTGGTATCATGATGCGAGACTTTGGTAAAAACAATGAGATGATCTACGAGCATCTACTTCCTACTCTTAAACAGATTTATGAAGTAGAGAATAGTAGAGGTCTACAAATCTATTGTGATATGGACGGAGTGTTATGTGACTTTGATGAAAGGTTCGAACACTTCTATGGTGTTATGCCTAGAGAATATTATGGAGAAAAAGGGGCAAAGGCATTTGAAGACGCTGTAAATGAAGCTGGTATTGAATTTTGGAGCAAAATGAAATGGATGCCTGGTGGCCAAGAACTATGGTCTATCATAGGTAAGTATAAGCCATACATATTAACTAGCCCTAGTAAATTTAAATACGCTAAAGAAGGAAAGCAAGAGTGGATTAAGAACAATCTAAATCCTCAGCCTAAGAAGATATTATTTGCTCAGACAGGAGATAAGCATTCCATGATGACTGCAGACCCAAAGAACTCTATGTTGATAGACGACTATTGGCCAAACCTAGCTCCTTGGAAAGCATTAGGTGGTATTGCAATCATGCATAAAGATATAGATAAAACTAAAGATATATTAAGTAAGTTCAGATTAAATGAGGTTAGTTATCCATTTTCAAAATATGACATTGTGCGTGATGAGGAAGACAACAGCTTAATAACTGTTGAGTATACTTTTAAAACAAAAGAAAACAAATATAGAGTTGAAATATCTTCAATGGAAAAGGCTGGAGATTTTGAAGTATCATTTGGTTTAGATGCAGGAGACTTTCATAAAATAGATACGTTTCAAATGACTGGTAAAGGAGATGCTAAAAATATTCTTGAGACAGTGTCTAGTATAATTAATAAGTTTTATTACGAGTACAAAAAATATATAAATAAGATTGTAATTAAAGGAACTTCTGAAAAACGTAGTAGAATATACAAGCAAATACTCCCTAGATATATCGATGCAGAAGTATTAAAAAAGATTGAAATAGAATAATAAAATAATGTTATGGTACCAAAAGAGTCTACGTTAAAGAAAGAGTTTTCAAAAAAAGACGTTCAAAGGATGAGAAACATTATCACTGGTAAAACTGGTGATAGAACTCAAATCCAAGCAGGATACGAAAAACAAAATCAAGATCATAAAGAAGGTGATATCTGGGAAGAGGGTGGTAAACCTTGGACTATAAAGAATGGCATTAAACAGTCTATTACAAAGCTAGACAAGTTTAAACATTTGATTAGTCTTCCACTTACTTGTCCATGTTGCAAAAAGCCTATGAAGTCTGATGAGCTCAATAAGAAGATGTATTCTATACATAAAATGTGTTTAGACTGTGTTATTGAGATGGAGGCTAAACTCAAAATTGAAGGTAAGTTTGACGAATACCAGAAAAATATCCTAAACTCTAACAAGAATGCTAGCCTAGAAGACTTTGAAAGAGCTCTTGAATCCTGGCTTGAAGAGAAGGATACTTATGTTTCTGAACAAGGTGATATAGAAAACTGGTCTGGTGGAGATAAGAGTACTATTTATAAAGAGCTAAAAGACAGAATCGAGGAATGGAAAAAGTTTGATATTTATTAGTAAATCGTTAGAGTATATGCCAGCAAAATCTAAACAGCAGCAAAAATTGATGGGGCTTGTTCACGCCCTACAAAAAGGTACAGTTAAGCCAGGTGAAGCTTCGAAAGCAGCTAAATCTATGGCTAAATCAATGGATCCTAAAGATGTAACAGCATTTGCTGCAACTAAGCATAAAGGTCTTCCTAAGAAAGTAAAGAAAGAAATAGCTTCTATGTATGTTGTTCGTAAGCCTCATGCTGACATGAAAGAGGCTGATCTTGTAATGGAATTTAATCCACTAGAAGGAATTCAACCTTTGAACATAGGTATGGAAGATGTACATTCAGTATATGCGACTGCAGAAGACGCGCAAGAAATTGCTGCTGAAGCATATAAATCTTGCATGGATGAAGCTTTCCAGCTTGAAGAGAAGAAAGGAAAAGTAGGCGATAAGTTGAAAAAGGCTATCGACCAACTTGAGAAGAAGCGTAAAGAGCATGTTGATATGGCTAAAGAAGATCCTAAGAGTGCTTCTAAACATAAAGAACATATTGCTAAGATCGCTGCTCAGATTGATGATCTTATGAGCAAAATGGAAAAGATCGAGAAGAGCAAAAAGAACGTTGAGAAAGTAGAAGATAAGAAAGAAGATAAAAAAGAGAAATAATGGACCCATACGCTTTATTCATTGGCACATTGATGCAAAGCCGCAACCAGGCTCATGTTTATCATTTACAGACAAACTCTTTTGCTGCTCACAAAGCTTTGCAAGAGTATTATGAAGAGATCGTAGATTTGATTGACGGCCTAGTTGAGTCTTATCAAGGACGTTATGGTATCTTGAAAGGATATAGAATGGAAGGCACTATAAAAGAAGACGATAATGCTCTTATGTATTTTGAAGGACTTTCTAAATTTGTAGAGACAATCAGGACAAAAGTACCACAAGATTCATATATTCAGAATGAGATTGACAACGTAGTTAATCTTGTTGAGTCTACTAAATATAAGCTTAAATTCTTGAAATAATGGATAAGGCCTTACTTAAACAAATAAAGAAAGGCATAGAAGTCGAGATGGAACATACTGATGATCCTAAATTGGCTTTGAAGATAGCTATGGATCATATTAAAGAAGACCCTAAATACTATGACAAACTAGCTAAGGCTGGTTTAGAAGAGGAAGAAGTGGTGCATTGTAAAAATTGTGGATGGGATTGGAAAGTTTCAGAAGGTGGAAAAGATCCATATATTTGTCATAAATGTGGAAATGATAACAAGCCAATTGAGAATTTAAACGAAGGTGAATTCTGCCCACAATGTTTGGCTCAGTATATAAGAGAGCATATCAACTCTTTACAAGAAGCAGAATATAAAGGTCGTAAAGTGCCTCTAGGTAAACCTATGAGAGGTGACGTTAAGAAGTTCAAGGTTTATGTAAAGAATGACAAGGGAAACGTTGTTAAGGTTAACTTTGGTGACCCTAACATGAAGATAAAAAAGAACATTCCTGCTCGTAGGAAGAGTTTCAGAGCAAGACACCATTGCGACACTAATCCAGGACCAAGATGGAAAGCCAGATATTGGTCTTGTAGAAAGTGGTAAATATAATATGCTAAATTATAATATAGAAGGATTTAAATGCCTTGTAAAGCAATCTTACTTTACTAAAAATCCTAAAGATAATAATACATTTCATAATTGTTATGCTTTCGGAGTACAGTCAGTAGATTCTAAGATACTAACCTTTCATGTAATGACAGATTATGGAATGCTCAGATCTAGAGTTCCTCTGTCTGAAATATACATAACGCCTCCAACAAAAGATATACCCTACTATTTTAAACAGCTTTGGGATTGTTTTGGCTCAGATGCTGCTGTTATTAAGTATGACTTTTTGAGAGACAAGAGATGTAAAGTTATACTTAGAGACAAAACTACTGTCTGGGCAACATATCTAATGACAATAGATTGGCAGAATAATACCTATTCAAATGAACCCTCAGACTACAAATGCGGTCATATCTTAGTAGCCGATGATGGCTATTTACTTTGCATGCCTAATAATAGAATATACTGGAAGGATTCTAATTGGATAACTAAAGACTTCCCAGTAGACCCTAAAATGATTAAAGTAGATACTGAACTATTAAATGTGGAATCTGTTTCAGATAGATGGGTATCTGAGGATTCTGACTCTTATTATTACGATATAAATCAAAGTGGAAACTAAGATATTTATATTCATATGACAAAGCTTCTAGACATTTTAAAAGAGATCAAAGAGTCTTTCATAGAGTTTGCAGAGACCAGGATGAAGGGTGCAGAGAAGATTGCAAACAATGCAAAAGAAAAGGGCGGCCTTTCTATGCTTACTTATAACCACTTTATAGTTAAGATGCCTTATTATAAGAAAGCTAAACAAGGCGACTTTAATATAGAAGAGGCTAAAAAAGAATACGATAAGACATATAATAGCATATCTCTGAATATGACCCAAACAGAATTCCAGAGAGAAGTTGGTAGATTAGAAGTATTAGGT